TTACAGAGGATAAAAAGAATTATCAGATAATTCGGCCTCAAACTGACCATAAAGACAGACTGCATAATTTTGATAACAGGGTTAATTTACTTGTCGAACACATTACACATTCATGCAGGGATGATGGAATTAAAAATTATTATTCATTTGAAATAATTTAAAACCATGTACGATAATTTATTTCAACAATTAGCTGATACGAACCGGATCACCAATTTAGAGATGCGTGTCAATCAACTGGAACGGCAAGTTAAATTTCTCAACGACCTAATCAAAATGCAGATAAAAATAAATTCTGCCAATGTAGAAACCTTAAAAACTATAAGCAATGAAGGCACTGATAACAGAGGTTAAGTTCTCAAAAGAATTTGATACCAAGTTTGGCAAAATGTATTCTTACCATGTCAAATATGATAACATAGTTGCCGTTTATAATTCCAAGAGCCAAGACCAGAAAAAGTTTATTCCCGGCGAAGAGGCTGAGTTTACAGAGGAAATTAAAACATATACTGATAAGCAGAATAATTTAAAGGAATATATTGTCATTAAACCTTTAAATCCAAATAAACAGTCTAATTTTGGCAAAGCTCTTAAAAAGGAGCAATCCAGGTATTCAGGTTTTGCTGTCAGTTATGCAAAGGACTTGGTTGTCTCGGGCAGATTACAAAGGGAAGAACTTTCTGAATACGCATGGGTTTTATTTGAACTTATGGTTGAAATGGATAAATCACTTGAATCATGATTATATTTAACTGTGAGCAAAGGTCTGAGGCTTGGTATCAGGCAAGGTGCGGAAGGATTACGGGAACCAGATTTAAAAACCTGGTATCTAAGGAAACCACAGATTCATATAAGGATTTGGTAACAAATATAGTTTGTGAGATTATTACGGGCAAATCCGAAGAAACCTATGTTTCGGCAGCTATGGAATATGGCATTGAAATGGAGCCGGAGGCCAGATCTGAATATGAAGCACTTTTAAATATATCCGTTAAACAGGTGGGTTTTATAATACCTGATGAAGAACACAAGTATCATGAATGGACTGGCATTTCTCCTGATGGTATTTTACCAGATGAAGGCATATTAGAAATCAAATGTCCATTGGCAAAAACTCACTTCGAATATATTGAAAGGGGTTCATTGCCTTCTGAATACAGATACCAGGTACAGGGTCAATTATTTGTTACGGGATTAAGGTATTGCCATTTCATGAGTTATGTCCCGGATATGAAACCATTTATTATTCAGGTACTGCCAGAACCGGAATTATTTGAATTATTTGAACAGAGATTAGATAAACTTATTATCGAAGTAAAAGAGAAATTAGAAAAATACCAAAACTATAAATACGATGAATAAATGGATTGGACACGGAAATGTAGGAGGTGATCCCGAAATAAAGACAATAGGAGAAAATAAAGTTGCAAAATTTTCTCTGGCCACCAATAAGACTTTTACCAAAGCATCAGGAGAAAAAGAAACCAGAACTGAATGGCACAACATAATTCTCTGGGGGAAACTCGCCGAACTGGCTCAAAAGTATGTTACAAAAGGCTCTCAACTTATTATCGAGGGTGAGATTAGTTACCGGAGTTATGAAAATAAGCAAGGGCAGACGGTTTATGTGACTGAAATCATAGGCCAGCATATGCACTTCACGGGGAACAAACCAGAGGAACCAAAGCCTCAAAAGGCAATGTCTAATATTAATGACTTGCCCGGCAATGTTGCTAATTACGATGAGATACCAGACGACGAAATACCATATTAATGAAACTACTTTGCCGTAATACTATTTCGGGGTTAGTGCCTCTTTACCCTTCCGACTTCGACGAAAAGCGCAAGTTGAAGTTAGGGCATGATTATGTCTGTGAGGTCACTAATCCCCGTAATGTAGGATTCCATCGCAAGTTCTACGCCATGCTCAATATCGGGCATGAGAATACTTCGCTCGAAATGCCATTTGATACCTATCGAAAATACATGATTGTAAAGGCCGGATTCTTTACGGCATACCAGACTCCGAAAGGAATATATTACGACCCTCATTCAATATCCTTTGCGAGTATGTCGCAGGATGAATTTGAGGAGTTATATTCGAGGGTGCTGGATAAGGTAATAGATGACATCGGGAGCGATAAAGAGACCATAGAGAAACAGTTGATAAATTTTATGTGATGACTTACACCTGCCCTTTTTGTGGCGAGATACTAACCGAGGAGGAGGCCGATTCAGTTTGTGACTGCGGATGCCCCTCGTGCAGACATTATTTTGATGTAGAAGATTATGAAAATGAAGAAACTAATTGAAGATCCCCAGCCTAAATGTCCGAAGTGTCACAGCGAGGATGTTGTACTAATTCCTCCCAGCAAAGCAAAACGGCTCACGGGCGACTACAAGGCTTTCTGCCGTATGTGCGGGTTCACGGGTAACTTAGATAAGTTCTATGCAGAAACACGTTAAAATATATCTTCAATACTTTGACATAGGCATGGATGATGTGTGGTATTGCGAGGCTTGTTTAAGACAATTCCCGATTAATAACGGCTTAGATATTCATCATATTTATGGTAGGTTGGGGGATAAACTAAATGATATAAATAACCTTTGTTGTGTCTGTCGTCGATGCCATGAGCTGGCGCACTCTGAGAAGCTGTCTAAATCAGAGATGCAGTATATTCACAATAACTTCATGCTCGGACACCGTAAAAAATTTGTGAAATAATTTGATAATTAGAAAATAAATGTTATATTTGCAGTGTAGTTAATTCAATTCGTATGATACCAAAAATAAAATATTAACATACGGCTCCTCCCCGGGAACTTATCTCTTACGAGTTGAGTTAACTACACCCCGGGGCTGGAGCTTAATTTTTGTGTAGTTATGAAACGGGAATCATTAAGAGAGAAAATTGTGAGGTTGTCGAAGGAACACGCCGAGTGTACGGACGAGAAAACCAGGAACCGGCTACGGAGGCAGATAGACATTTTAAAGGGGCTTTACACCCCAACGGAACCGCAGAGTCTTGGTGACTTAATATCTGGGAAAAATGGCTAAGGACTTCGCATTTTTATTTAAGCCCGGAGACTACTTGCGAGATACGCAATGTCTTAGTGAAAAGGTACAAGTTGCTTATGATAGAATCATGTGTGAACATATGAGAAACATATGTATTTCACAACAACAACTAAACTTCTTCACAAAACGGTTAAATGAAGATGAAAAAGGTGAGCTTCTTATGGTACTTAATACAGTCAATGGAGGGTATGAAATTGAGTGGGTAGCCGAAAGTATCAAAGAGAGAATGCTTTACAGTGAATCAAGGTCAAAAAATAGGAGAGGAAAAGTAAAAACATATGATAAACATATGAAAACATATGATAAACATATGGAAGGTGAAAGTGAAAGTGAAGATGATAGTAATAGTATAGATAAGAATAAGAGCAAAAAAATAAAATTTATTCCTCCTACTATTGAAGATGTCGAAACTTATTTCGGAGAAAACGGATATTCTATTGAGTCGGCACAAAAAGCATTCAATTATTATGCTCTGGCAGATTGGCACGATAGTAAAGGCAATAAGATAAAGAACTGGAAGCAAAAAATGCAGGGCGTCTGGTTCAAAGATGAGAATAAACAAAAAGTTAAATGGGAGGGTTATTGATGAAATTTGACGATGTATATCAGACTTATTCTAATTATCCGGTGCGTGAAGTACCGGAAGAGCATTTGAAACATCTTATCTTTTTATTCGTTGCGGATGCTGCATTGAATATGGGGTCTAATGTAGAGAAGGCAAATGTAGATAGGGTGATTGAGATAATACGGGACCATTACGGGTTCCTTCCGGTTTATGTCATCTGTTCCGCTTTCGTTAAAGGTTCTATGGGTTACCTGGGTGAGGGGCGGTTGATTCCAAAGAACATCAATAACTGGCTCCGGGAGATACGTGTAGAGTATGAACGTGAGGCGGAACACAAAAGGATTGAAGAGAGACTTAATAGCAATAGTCCTCCGGTTGATTTAGTGAGGTATCCAATGGGTGAGGCACTTATTAAGAAGATAGAATGGCTCACCTCCGGTGCTATCGACGGCGACGACTACGATAAGATTGATTTGAAGGTACTCGCCGAGATGATAGGCTTCGGGCAACAGCCGACACTTGAAGATTTTAATTTAATAAATAGAAACCAATGTTAAAACCAGAACCATCCAACATCTTCGCCCCTCGTAATGACTGGGGTGTAATTGCCCTGCGGTGTAAGCAGCGGGTAAACAACTATCAGAAATATGCTGAATCGGTCGGCAGGATAATAGAAGAGGTGACGGGCTTCAATCCTTTTGATGCCACTAAGTACCGTAAGAGAGGACTGACGGAGGCCAGACAATTACTAATGGTAATGCTTGTCAATCGTAATAATCGTTCTTATCGGGAGATAGGACTATTATTGGGCAAGGATCATGCTACTGTCAGTCATGCTAAAAAGGTAGTAGCTAACCTCTGTGAAACAGATAAAGACTTCCTGATGAATTATTGTTTAATTGAACGTAAAGTAAAGGCGCTATGAAAAAGTTCGATTGGAGAAAAGAAACTAATTACGATGGCTTTGTCGGTTGTGTTTACATACTGGCAAGCTGGCTGGCGCTGGGTATGCTGGCAGGTATATTATGGATTATTGTTGAACTTATAAAACGAGGGTTATGAATAGTAAAGAGTTTAGTTACAGGGCTGTTTTCTGGTCATACATCGGGATTATCCTGATAATTATTTATCTGGTAATAACGTTATGAACGAAGGTGATTTCGGACGGGCTAAGTTTCCGCAGGAGAAGAAAGGCGTTGCCGAAGCATGGAAAAACTGTGAAAGAGGTGATTGGATGCTGTGGATAGCTAAAAAATTGAATGTTGATGATAGAAAGCTTACAATGACTAAAGCAACGTGTGTAAAACAGGTGGAACACTTGCTGAAAGATCAAAGAAGTAAAGATGCTTTACAAGCATGTTTTGATTATGCAACTGGGAGGATATCAAGAGAAGAATTAAATATTCTTGCTGAAAATGCTGATGCTGCTGCTTATGCTGCTGCTGATGTTACAAGAATA